GCACGGGGGGGGCCGGGGGGCGGAGCCCCCCGCGGGGGGGGGGCCCCGCCCCCTGGGCGGGGGGGGGGCGCGGGAGCGCCCCCCTGTGGCCATCCCGCATAGTGCGAAGTTCCTCTTTTAGCGGCGAAAAAGAGGAACCCCCGATGGAGCGTAACGGCCAACTTCCTCTTTTTGGCGAAAGCGAAAGAGGAAGGGACTACAAATATGGCCGCCGGCTAGTCGCGGAAACGGAAACACGTCACCGGAAGGTCCGCCACTTTAAAATGGCGCCCGGATGTGAGGTAGCGGATGCGGAAACACGTCACAGCCGGATATACGTCACCGGAACCGGAAATACGTCACTCCCGGAAATACGTCACAGGGCGGTGCACTTGGGGCGGTGCGCCCCCCTCGGAGTGTGTTTAATAAAGTTTCCGCGACTAGCCGGATCCGAGGGAGCGGAGGCGAGCGAAGCGAGCCGGAGCGAGTGAGGTTCGGACGCGCGCAAGCGCGGACGTTCCGGCGCCAGGAGCGTTCGGCGGAGCCGGCGCGCAGCGCCGGCGACGCCTAACACCGGGAGCGACCTCTGTACGCCCCCCACGCGGGGACGGGCGCGCAGCGCCCGGACCCGTGACCCCGATCCCGCGCCCCCAGTCACTGGGACGTGACTTATATAAATGGACACCGACCAGTGTGCATTGTAGGCATCGCTTTATTGAAAGTTGAGCTTAAAGGAGACTCTGAATTGAGTGGGGGGTCTGGGGAGGTCGGGGTAGCAGGGTAGGTCCCCGGGGAGCCGGTATTCTCTTTTGGGGCGTTTGAAGGCCTGAGCCAGTTGCTCTTCAGTTTCTAGATCGAAGAGCGTGGGGGTAAAAAGCTTTCTTTTTTTGGGAGTGCTGCAGATGGGCCTGTCCGGGAAGAGGAGAGCGGCTTTGCCTATTTTAGGTAGGGGTCTAGGGCTAGATGACGGTGGGACTTGATCATCTCCTCTACCAGTCCCCGGAACCCCCGCTTGAGCTGGAGCTGCAATTCTCTTTGTCGCTGGAGCTCTTGGAAGAGCTGGAGCTGAGTTGTTTCCTCCGGGTTTTCTTCCTGGTCTTCCGTTCGCGGCTTCTTGAATGGCGGCGGCGTCGCTTGCTCTTGGAGGAGGTGATAGAGAGAGGAACTGCAACGCTCTTCGAGGGTTCGGCCAACGGGTACCGGGTCTCCTGGCCAAGCTTTTGGAGGGAATTCAATTGATTCATCATCATCTGAGTCTTGGAGCATTCTCTTAATACTGCTCGTGCTAAGCATGCCTCGTCTGAGGTCCCAGGGGTGGAATTGGATGCCCACTTTCCGCGGGTCCGACACTTGTACTGCCCTAAGGAGGTCACCGCCTCCGGGAGCCGGGAGGGGGTGCGTCGGCTGCTTGCAGGGGTCGCCCACCTGTTTGGGATTCAGTAGGTTACCTCCGATTCTAAACCCGAATCTGCACCCTATAGTGATATCTAGGGATTTGGTGATCTGGTCTCGGGGAACGAAGGGCCCGCTGGAAACTATGGCTTCTATTACCTCCTCTTGGTGATAGATAGAGGGATACCACTTACCTCTCATGTATAGTGGAACATAGCTATCTTTGGATGGCACTAGTCCTCGCATAAAGTTCTCTGAAAGTATAACATGTCCTAGAGTTGCGTTTGTTTTGCTTAATAATTGTGGTACAGTGTATGGGCATTTTACACATACTCTGTTAGATAGGTAGAAGCTCTTATCTTTTGCGAGTTTTGAGCATATATCAATGTATCCAAATAGAGCTAGATATAGTGGTGCATCTTTGATGACATTATAGGCTTGTGAAGCATAATCACATGTTTTTTTTGTAAGGGGTTCTGTCCATACTACGTTTCCTATGCCCTGATCTAGTAGTGGGTTGTATCTAGCTTTTTGGTACACTTTTGATTGTTCTGGAAAGTACATTTCTGGATATAATAGTAAAGGGCTGTAGAGACCATAGCTTAGGCCGAAGTTGGGGTCTTGATAATCATTTTCTGTTGTTAGTTCTAATCTCTTTCTCATTTGCTTTAACTGGGTTAGCTCACTTTGCCTATTGGTTTTAATTTTTGTGTGTATTTCGTTCCATTTGTTCCAATAATTTTCAGGTGTGAAATTTGTATTTTGTGGTTTGATATTTCCCCATATTCTTTGTGCCATTGGGTTGTATGTGTGTTCAGCTGTATATAGTGTTTCAATTAGTTCATTTTTTGTAGATCCTTGATTATTAGATGGTAGAATGGACATATCAGAGTATGTTTTGTGATTTACGGCATAGATGGTGAGTGCTGGGGAGTTTACAAACGGTGCCATCCATGGGTGCATAAGTGTGGCTGTGCTAATAGATAATAGTACTAATCCAACCTGACAGAATTCTTTTTGGAAGTACCACTGAGTCATCATGAGTTTTGGGGGTGGTATTTTTAGTCTTAGGTATCTCCTGCCTCCTTTTTTGGTGAGTAGGCTGGGTACCGTGACGTGTTTTGATGACATGATCATCTTTAGCGGGTGTGCTAGCATGTGGGATTCTAGCCCAACCTCCATGGGTGTTTCTAGACTGTAGTGAACAATGTAGTCGCTGAACTCGTGTCTGTACAGTCTCAGGTTGAGTCCTGTGTATCTGATGAGTTCTAAGTCTGTGTTGCTGCGAGACCATCTGTTTCTAAGTTTGAGATAGTCCTCATACAGGGTCTGCAGCGTGAACTTTCTGATGGTAAAGCTGCCCCCGTAGCTCTCTCCCTCTAGGGGCACAGTCTGTTCCCACTGTCCAAAATTATTCTGAGTCTTTCCCTTGCCCATCACTACCACTGGTATCAGTCCTTTCACCGTCAGTCTGAGGTTAGTGGTGGGCTGCCACTGTTTTAGTATTAGTAAGCGTCTCTTGTAGCGTCTCCTGCGTCGGTAGCGTCTGTAGTAGCCCCGTCTGCGGACCCTGCGGCGCCGGCGTCTCCTTACCGCTTTTCGGCGTCTTCGAGCCCGTCTAGCAGTTCGGCGATATCTTCTGGGCGCCACTCGCCTTCTCCAGTTTCCGCGTCGACGCCTCCAGCGCCTCCAGCGTCGCCAGGGCCACCAGGGCATGGCGGCCTTTGATGACCAGGCTCCTCAGGATTGGCAGGCAAACCCGGAAGCGGAAGAAAGCGACGGGGACCCTCGCCGCCTACTCCCGGTCCCCCCGGAGCAGGCGGGGGCTGGGGCCCTCCAGGACCCCCAAGATGGCGGCCCGCACTATGAAGTAGGAGACCAAGATGAAAGCCAGGATCATTACAGCCACAAAAAGACTGATGGGAATCAACGACGGATCTGAGCCACGCCTCCTCGCGACCCCAGGCATTGAGAGTAGTGGGCTCCCACTGGTTGGTCATACCACCCCAGCGAAACGGAGTTCTGACGAGTAGGTAGTCTCCGATAGCCCCCGTTGGAACCAGGCGATAGCGATAGAGAATGAAGCCCTGTAAAAGTGAGAGGGGGTCCGGCTTTCAGAGCCTTGCCCGGTCCCCGAGACCGCCCTTGCCCGAATTGCCCCTTGACTCGCGGGGGTAAACCTCCCGCTTCGGCACCCGCCCACGGGCGGCCGAGGTCACTCACCAGGCTGCGCGGTTCGTCCTCGCCTGCGTCTCGGGGGAAAAACTCAGCCATTCGGAAGTGCTCCGGCTTATATTGGCCCTTTTCCCCGCCCAGGAAAGCGTCAAGGAAGTGACGTGGACCAATGAATTCAAATCTTTTGGGCGGGAACTCCGCCCCCTTTTGTGACGTA